AGAAGTATTTTGATAGAGTTAAAATAGAGCTTGATGTTTTAAAAGATTTAGGCTTTATAGATTATATACTGCTCAATTGGGATGTTTTAAATTTTTGCCATGAAAACAAGATACCCACTGGGCCAGGTCGAGGATCTGCCGCTGGTTCTTTGGTTTTGTACCTGTTACGAGTTACGAACGTAGATCCAATTAAATACGATCTTTTCTTCGAGAGATTCGTTTCCAAGAGTCGAGCTAAAAAAACAATAGTTGATGGAATTACCTATCTCGATGGATCGCTACTAGCGGATGTTGATAATGATATCTCTTACGACAGACGAAAAGAAGTAATTAAGTACATCGAAAGAAAACACAAAGGTAGAACTTGCAAAATACTGACATTAAATACTTTAAGTAGTAAGCTGTGCGTTAAAGAGTGCGGTAAAATAGTTGGAGAGCTATCGGAAGATGATGTAAATTCAGTCAGTTCTCAAATTCCAAAGCAATTCGGAAAGGTAGCAAAACTAGATAAAGCTTACGAAGAAAGCGAAAAATTCAAAGAGTTTGCAGATAAAAATCCCAAAGTTTTTAGAATAGCAAAAAAGCTAGAGGGTTTAAATAAAAATACTGGGGTTCACCCATCAGGAATCGCTATTAGCTTCTATGATGTTGAAGAGATTATGCCAATGCAGAAAACTAGCGACGGGGATTTAATCTCCGCATACGACATGAACGATGTCGCAGCTTTAATGGTTAAGTTTGATATCCTTGGCTTACGCACCCTGTCAGTTGTCAACGACACTTGCAAACAATTAGGAATCAATATAGAAGATATTGATGTACAATTACCAGAAATTTATGAAAACTTTAAAAACATCGAAGCGCCTAAAGGGCTATTTCAAATCGAAGCAGACACAAATTTTAAAGTATGTAAAAAAGTATCTCCCAGAAATCTTGAAGAGCTTTCGGCCGTTGTTGCTATTGCTCGCCCTGGCGCACTTGACTATCTTGATGTCTATAGCGATTATACCCGCACTGGTGAATTCCAGTCTGTTAATAAACATTTTGACGATATCCTCTCTTACACTGGTGGCATTCCACTTTACCAAGAGCAGTTAATGAAGATGGCAGTAAAGGTTGGGTTTACCCTCGACGAATCAGAACAACTCAGGCGTATTGTTGGTAAGAAAAAAGTGGATCAAATGTCAGCTTGGAAAGTTAAGATTGAGCAAAAAATTGCTCAAAATAATCTGGATAAAGAGGTAGGGGAAGTTTTGTGGAAAGTGGCTGAAGATTCAGCAAACTATTCGTTTAATAAATCCCACTCAATCAGTTACGCTATTCTAGCTGCAATTACCACCTACCTTAAATTCAAGCATCCTAAAGAGTTTTTTCTTAGTTTGTTGAAAATGACAAAGCATGAGCCAGATTCACATGCAGAGATTGCTCTGATCAATCAAGAGTTTTGTTTATTTAATATGAAGCTCCTCCCACCAGACTTATCTAAGTCCGACATTAACTTTGGTATCGAAGGCCGTAATATCAGATTTGGAGTAAATAGCATTAAAGGAGTTTCAGAAAAAACACTAGAGAGTTTGGTTGGCTTCAGAAAAGCTCAAGAAAGCAATCAAAATAAATACGATATATTCCTTACAGCAAAACAATGTAGCCTCAACATTGGCGTGCTTTCTGGCTTGATACAAGGAGGCATGATGGACTCTTTTTGTGAGTCAAGTTCAAAGATACCAAACCGCTGTCGATTAGTTTTAGAATCTCAAGCCTTCAACATACTAACAGAAAGAGAGAAGCGTAACGTAGTGCATTTAGGCGAGAAATTTGATTATGACGTATTGAATACTATTCATTCCGTTATTAAAGATTCTCTAATAGCTGATGACGGCAAACCCATCATGAAACCATCACGATTTGAAACCTTTAAGAAAAAATACTCTTCTTATAGAAAAATTTACGACAAGAACAAAGACCATTTAAAATTTGCAAATTGGTTCTTCGAACGCAAGTATCTTGGTTATAGTCACTCTACAGAAATCAAAGATGTGTTTGAAAACTGCGGAGATATGTATAATAGCATAACCCTGAAGTCTTTAACAAATAACGATAGAGTTAAATTTGTGGGAGTTGTCACAGACTGCGTATCGCGAACAAGTGCGGCAGGAAATAAATATATGAGAGTAGAGATTCAAGATGATTTTGGTAAAATCAATTTTATGCTTATGAATAATAGGCGATCCGCTACTTTGGATAACTATTTAAACAATGGAGGCAAAAAACCAAAGGAAGAACAAATCGTCTTTATTTACGGAAGTAAAGGAGAAGATATTGTCTTTGGAGATAAAATAACCATTCTTGACGAAAAAATTTACACAAAACTATCAGAAATAAAATAATGGATCTTTCCAGTTATAACCTAACTCCTTCTGCCAAAAAAGCGATTAGCGACTCAGTCTCTATTGCTAAAGACTTTGGCCACCTCAAAGTCATAGACTTACACTTAATGACTTGTATATTGCAATTAGATCACAGTAATATTGATTATGTTTTAATATCAAACGATCTAATTAAAGAAGGTATTAACAAAAGTATAGAGTACGCTTTATTAAATTACAAAGAACCCAAAAGAAAAAAATCAATCTTTGCGCCAGAAATCAAAGAAATTTTAGATTTTGCTGCTTTAAAATCAAGAAAATTCAAAGATGATTATATTGGTATTGACCACATATTTCTTTCTATACTCAGCACCAGAGAGGAGATCGTAGACTTTTTAATTAGTTTGGATATAGACCTAACTAAGCTAATCAAGGATTTAAGCAAAATTATTAAAGATGGCATTCCAATGCAGAACGTTCCATGTTCTGTAGGCTCAAATTCTGCAAACAAAAAACCAGAAGAGGCTCTTAACCAAATGGAAAATTGGTGTGAAAACTTAAATGATAAAATTTCCCAAAAAGAAGAGTTTGAAATTTTTGGCAGAGACAAAGAAATAGAAAGAATTTTTGAAATTTTGTTGCGTAGAAATAAAAGTAATGTTATTTTAGTCGGAGAAGCTGGTGTTGGTAAAACAGCTATTGTAGAAGGCATGGCGGAAAAAATCATCAAGAGAGAATGTCCAGACTTACTGCTTCACAAGAATATACTTTCGCTAGATTTAACTTCCGTCTTAGCTGGCACTATCTACAGAGGACAGATGGAAGAAAAACTTAAAAACATTTTAGAACACTTATCAAAAGAAGATCATTATATTTTGTTTATTGATGAAATTCACACTATAGTTGGAGCTGGAAGCTCAGAAGGTAGCTTAGATTTTGCTAACATTTTGAAGCCAGCATTATCAAGGGGCAACATATCCTGCATTGGAGCTACGACTAAAGATGAATATGATCGTTTTTTTAAGAAAGATTCGGCACTAAATCGTAGATTTGAAAAAATAGACGTTTCAGAGCCAACTAAAGAAGAAACTTTTGAATTAATTAAGAGTGCAAAAAAATCTTATGAAAAATTTCACCAAGTAGAGTACAAAGAAGACCTGATTAAAAAAATTGTAGACTTGTGCGATATTTATTTAAATGATAAAAAATTTCCAGACAAAGCTTTTGACATCTTGGACGAATCGGGGGCAAAAACAAAAAAGACAAATATAGTACGACCACAAAAAGCCAAAGATATGGAGGACAAACTAACTGACAAAGAGTTCCAAAAAACTCCCGAATACGAAAAATTCCACAAGAAGTATTCAAAGATTATACAAAAATGGGGAGAAAGTTTGGAAAATAAAGTTTTTAATGTTGACATGGATACTATATATGATATATTTGCAAATAAATTAAATACCTCGAAAGAAAACATTAAAGAAAACAAAAATATACCATCTTCTGGTAGAATAGGATTTTAACAAATAAATAAAATAAATAAAATGAATAAGACAAACCGTATTGTAAAAGCAATCAGCGCAAGTAAGGGCCGTTTTTTTGGCCTCACTACTCGGCAAGGCGAAACACTTAACGCTCAATTCGTGCGAGAGACCCCTAAATACGTGGTAGTTCGAGATCGAAACGCGAGCGTAATGCGAAAATTTGCCAAAACGAGTCTTCAAACGCTCTCAATGGGCAAGACTCAGATCTAACATCTAAGGCGGTAGAAATACCGCCTTTTTTGTGTAATATAACATATGGTTGAAAAGGAAAAAGAGTTTCGGTTAAATAATTTTGTTGTTCTGGATAACAAAACAGAAGAAAGAGATTCTGAAATATCTGAATTTGAAACAAGTTTGATAAGAAGGTATCTAAAAGACCTTTTCCCAAATTACGAAATTAAAGAAGCGGATATAGCATTAATAAGTTCAAATTTTTTTTATGAAAGCTACTCGCTTTTAATTGAAGATAAAAAATATTTATTAAAAATTAGCCTAGACCCAGAAAACCAAAAGTTAAAAATAGAAAATTTTTGCTTAACCTCTGTCAGTGATTTAATTTCACCAAAAATCATTAATTATACAAAAAATATCGATCATGATTTGGAATTTCTATTAACAACATGGGAAAATGGGGAAAACTTCGATCATTATGGAATCAATGATCTCATTTTTAATATCGGTACGTTTGCTTGCAATCTAGATTTTGTCCATGAATCCGACAATTCAAAATTACCCTCTTTTGAAGAAAAATTTATGCAAAATGAATCAATCCTTGATGTAGTTCAAGAAGGAGAACCACAAGAACTTGTTATTTTTGAAAAACTTGTTGATTTAAACCTTGAAAAACTTTCTTGCATTTTCTCGAAATTAAAAGAAATTTACCAACAAAATTACTCTGAAGATATTTGTGTTTTATGTCATTCCGATTTAAAAAAAAGTAATATTTTGTATCAGTCAGGATTCATTAAATTTATCAATTTTGAGAAGGCGCATCAATCTGACTTGTATTATAGCTTATTAAAGGTTGTTAATAATTTGGGATTATATTTTTCTCGAAAAGATGTACAAAATTTTCTTAAAAAGTATTACGAATGCTCAAATCTTCTTAAAGAAGTTTCGTTGCCTGATTTTTTAGCGAAATATGAAGAAAAAAAAGAAACAAACAGGCTTTTGCTCTTTCAAGATCTTTTACATAAGATACTTTTTCATTTTCATGCGTATGGAGCTTTTTATAGATGCAAAAATTTAGTTCACTATTTAAATCTTTATAACAATCTCAGACCAACAGTTGAAAAGTATTTCCCAGAACACGTCAAGAGTTTCGATAAATTATTTTATACCCCAGTTCCATCAGTTAAAACTTATGACATGGAAGAATTAAAAATTATTACCGAAATGGGAGAAGATACATAGAATATTGCATTTTATAGTTTATAATCTCGCATGAGTCATAAACAACACGATATTTACAAGCCAAATTCTTTCAATACTGGTTGTGCGTTTTCCTTCAAGATCGTTGAAACAGATAAAGAAGGAAACAAAATTAAACCAACTTTGCTCGTCCAGTCAATTAAACAAGCGACTTGGGATAGCAAAAAGAAAACTGGCTCGTTTAGCGCAAACGCCAAGGATCCAGAAAAAAACATTTACTTCAAGCTTGGTGAAAATGAAGTTGGAGGCATGTTAAATGCAATTGAAAACTATACAGAATTTTCTGCATTTCATAGTTATAATGATGATAAAACTCAAATTTCTTTTAAGCCGTATACAAAGAAAAACGGACAAAAAGCTTTTTCCTTTAGCGTGGTAAAAAATTCTACTTTAAAATTTGGAATGGGTGTCGAATTGGCGGAAGCTAGAACGCTCAAAGGATTGTTTGACCTTTTCTTATTTAAGTATTTTAATTACTAATGAAGCGGATTCTTTTTCATTCAAATTCTGCAAAAGCTTTTACAGGCTTTGGTAAAAACGCAAAAAACATTCTTCGTCATCTTTATAAAACTGGCAAGTATGAAATTATTGAATTCGCGAATGGAATGCAATGGAATGATGCGTCATTAAAATTAAGACCCTGGAGGGCTCAAGGTTCCCTACCAAACGATCCATCAATTATTCGACAATTAAACCAAGACCCACAAAGAGGTCGTGCTGCTGGATATGGAGCGGAAACTATTGATTTAGCAATCAAAGAATATAAGCCAGATATCTACATAGGCTGCGAAGATATTTGGGCCTTTGGTGGCTATTGGGAAAAGCCGTGGTGGAATAAAATCAATCATATGATTTGGACTACATTAGATAGTCAACCAATTTTACCACAAGCCGTAGAGGCTGCACTTAAAACAAAAAACTTTTATAGCTGGGCGTCTTTTGCAGAAAGAGATTTAAAAGAAATGGGCCACGATCATGTTGACACTCTCCATGGAAGTGTTGATACAGGTGATTTTTACCGTTTTTCAAATTCCGAACGGGAAGGACTTAGAAAAAAATTAGGCCTTTCAGATGAGTTCATTATTGGTTTTGTATTTAGAAATCAATTAAGAAAAAGCGTTCCAAATCTGATGGAAGGTTTTAAAATATTTAAAAAAGATTGCCCTAAAGCAAAACTGCTTTTACACACCCATTGGTCTGAGGGTTGGGATATTCCAAGGCTTATTGAAGAAAAAGGATTAAATAAAGATGACATTCTAACCACTTATTATTGCACTGCTTGCGGCCAATATGAAGTTCGCCCGTTTACAGGCCAAGAACAAAAATGTCGTTTTTGCGGGACTGAAAAATCCCTCAATACAACAAACACAAAAGCAGGAGTTAATGAACAACAGCTTAATGAGGTTTATAATCTTATGGATGTTTATTGCCACCCTTTTACAAGCGGCGGCATGGAAATTCCAATTTTTGAAGCGAAGATGACTGAACTTGTTACCCTTGTAACAAATTATTCATGCGGCGAGGATTCTTCCACAACCGAATCTGGGAGTTTCGCCCTTGATTGGTCGGAATACAGAGAACCAGGAACCCAGTTTATTAAAGCTTCTACTTATCCATCAAGCATAGCAAAACAGCTTAAAAAAGTTTGGCAAATGGATGAAAACAAACGCATTCAGATGGGTAAAAAAGGCCGACAATGGACTATAGATAACTACTCAACAGAAGCCGTAGGCAAGAAGCTCGAAAAGATTCTAGATGCAATGCCAGACGTTGATTATGACTTTGATTGGGGGAAAGAAGAAAAACAAGGAATAAATATAGAAGATCTACTAGATGAAGGAAGTCGAATTGCCGTTCTTATGCCAGAATCCGCTGGAGATGTTTTATGGGTTAATTCATTAATGCATAACCTTAAAGAGCTTTACCCCTCTCATGACATTTATGTTTTTACCAAATCTCAATTCTTTGATTATATAGAAGACCATCCAGCGGTTTACAAAATACTGCCATACTCCCAAGAAATTGATAACTTGCATTTTCTAGAGGGCAAACAAGGCCATAAAGGATTTTTTGATATAGCGTTTTTGCCGCACTACGGGACTCAGCGCTTCCATAATTACCACCATAACGGTCAAGACAAAACACAGTTCGAATTATATGAAAATTAATATCCCTATATCAGTAGGTGAGCTTCTTGATAAACTAACAATCCTTGAAATCAAATCGTCAATGATTAAAGATGTAGAGAAGCTACAAGAAGTTAAAAATGAAAGAGTTGAATTAAATAAAAAATTTGCAGATTTGATTAATCCAGCGCTTGGTTTTAACTTTTCCAGAGCAGATCTTTGCGCTTTAAAAGCGGATCTGTATCAAATCAATCTAGGGTTATGGAAGATTGAAGATCAAATCAGAGAATGTGAACGAAACAAAGATTTTGGTGCAGTATTTATTCGACTTGCAAGAGATGTTTATTACACAAACGACGAACGTTTTAATATCAAAAACAAAATTAATCAAATAACAAATTCAGACATAAAAGAAGTAAAATCATATGAGTCATATAGCTGAAGTTTACGCAAAAGATCTAGGGGTCAAGATTGGCCAGCCTGTAATAACAGATCATTTTTTTCCAGGATTACCTAATGAATATATAACTATTCAAGCATCAAACAAGATGCCAGCAGCAAATTATTTGTATTGGGACCTAGTAATCGGTTTGATAAAACCTCATCTTGGTGATATAAAGATAGTTCAAGTCGGAGGTCCAAATGATAATCGAATAAGTGGAATAGATTTAACTACTCTAGGTAATTCTTATAAACAAATGAATTATGTGATTAAAAATGCTAAAGCTCATTGTGGCTGCGACAGCCTTCCCGCACATATTGCTAGCGTTTACGATATACCTTCAATCATTTTGCACTTTAATCTTTATAAAGAAAATTCAAAACCAATATGGCATAAGGACAATTCTTGCATAAGTATTGAGCCAGATTTTTCAAAAACAAAACCATCCTTTTCTTCCAATTGCAATAGAATTAACGAAATCAAACCAGAACAAATCGCTCAAGCTATTTTAGATCAAATAGGCGTTAAACAAAAAATCAAATTCAAAACAATTAGAGTGGGATCAAATTTCAATAATGAGACCATCGAGATCGTACCTAACTTTTTTGCATACTCAAAAGAATTAGTTAACAAGTCAGTAAACATAAGAGGAGATTTATTCTTTAATTTAGAGAATGTTTGTAAATGGAGTCAAATGTGCATAGTGAGCTTACATTTGTCTGAAATTTTTAATACCGAAGCCTTGCAATATATGCCTAACCTTAAGCAAGTCATTTACGAATATGACGAGCCTAAAGAAACCGATCTTTCAGAATTTTTTAAAACTTTAAAAAATAAAAAAATTCAAGTCATAATCAGAGTCAAAGATAAGAGTAAGATTTCCTCGGTACGTTTAAAGTATTTTGATTTTAATGTATTGGAAGATAAAAACCCTCATCAAGAAATAAAAGCCGCAAAATTTATTTCCAAAAAAATATTCGTATCCGATGGTCAAGTTTTTAAATCAGAATCTTCTGCAAAAAGACTTGACAAATCAAACAGCTTCGTCTATGATGAAGCTTCATCTAAAGAATTAGAAAGTTTATACCTATATGAAGAAAAATAAATTATTTGGCCCAGATATCTGGAAGCGCGACGAACATGGACTCCTTGAGTCTGTTGCATATGTATTTAACGAGGATGGCTCCGTCAATTGGCGAGCTATGATTAGCCCAGAACATCTATACCCAAACAAAGATCACTTTGAAATGCGCAAGATGCCAGTTCCAGATTCTATCGAAGGATTGGAAGACAACCAGCTTCTAATTAAGCTTGCTGGGATTAAGGAGCTTGCGAAGCTTAGAGGTATCGACACTGTTAATTACGACATCGTTGAGTCTTCTGAAGAGAGATCTGTCGTCAAGTGCGTTATCACTTTTATTTGCAATTATGAAAATCCAACACACCTTTGCAGTGATCATGGTGCGAAGTTCTCCTCCATTGCTAATGCAACACTTCACAATACAAATGGTTTTGCTGCGAAGTTCTTAGAATGTATCGCAGAAAATCGTGCTTTTGTTCGCGCTGTGCGTAACTTTCTGGGTATTCATATTGTGGGGGCTGACGAGATTGACTCGTCCAAGAATAAGTCTCCCATTGTAGCTCCTCCATCGTCCTCTGGAGCTAAGGATATTAGCCCACAAGGGATTCTAAAAGAAAAGGCGGGTACAGACTTCAATTCATTTCTAACTAAGCTACGAAAGCTTTACGTGGATAATAAATATGAAAATGACCCAGAGGTCATTAAGACCTGGAAAAACTACAAAGATATTCCAGCAAAAGAATGTCGGAAGCTACTCAAGCTAATGTAATGATATTTGAAGTAAAAACAGTTGACCAGTTAAGGGAGCTTCAAGATATTATTGAAATCTTTTATAAAACCTTGCCCTATAAAGAAGATGTAAATGGTTTTAGAAAAAACTGGCTTCCAACCTGGAAAAAATTAATTGAAACCAAAAGTGGTAAAATTTTCGCTCTGGAAAAAGACAAAAAGATCATTGGCGCTCTGGGTTTTTTTATAACTCCCGCAGTAGAAGATGGCGCTTTATGTTGTACTGAAGCTTTTTGGTATGTCCATGAGAATTACAGAGGGTCTGGGATTAAAATTTTTAATAAATTTGAAGATTATGCAAAATCTATAGGCTGTAAAAGAATTGCAATGGTCCATTTGGAAAATTCAATGCCAGATAAATTAAAAAAGCTCTATACAAGAAAAAAATACAAACATATAGAGAGTATGTATTTAAAAGAATTATAAACCACCCACCACAAAAGCCGTTCTTGTTTCATTTTGGTCTAATAAAGAACTAATTTCAAATTCCGCAAGATCATTTCCAGCTGGCAGCGTTATTGAATTATTTGAAACGACAAAGTTATCGTCAGAAGACTGCAAATTTGCGCTGCCACTTCCAGAAATTATAATATCTTCGCTGTTTGTTCTAACCCTAAAACTAGCTACAAAATCTTTTGGGACTTCGTTTGAAATGATAATTTTAACACCTGTATATATATCTGTTATTGAGGCAGAATAATATCTTATATCATTTCCATTTGATCTAGAAATGACAACATCTGATGAACTTGTGATTTTAGAAAAATCTTCAAATCCCCCGAACATAGTACCGCTAACCGCATTAGACTCTTGACCAAAAGTTAAATAATCAACTGGCAATGCTTTGTAAAATATATTCTCCTCGATTCTATTGTCGATATCGCCAGAATTAATTGTTATGAATATAGATTCATCTCCAGATTGCAATGAGACGGGTTCAGAATCAATTCTATTTTCGAAATTAATAGTATCTGGTTTAAATGTTGGGTCGGATCCAGTATAAATATCAACACTTTTTATGTTTTGGATTGATAGGCCAGTATTACCATTTAAATCGCCAGAAAAAAAAGTTTCTAAAGTTATAAAACCTTCTAAAACGTTTATATCTTCCATGAGCAATAATCCTTCACCAGTCGGCTCAAAAAGAAGATTTTCGCCATTGAATTCCATTCCCGTGATTGCGAACCTTGGGAATTCGACGTTCAAAGTTCCAGACCCGCTAGAAAAGCCAGCTCCGCCATCTGAACTGACAAAGCATTCAAGTTGATATCCAGATGTTGCTGGATGCTGCCCTACTACTGGTTGATTTAGTCTCATAATGTACCTGTAACCCCTATTTGCATAAAATTAAAATTAGAGCTAAATGATCTATTTATTATTTCTTCTGATCTTTCTATATTGCCTAATAAGCTTATTGTTGTATTTTCGGAGGCATCTATCAATGATGGGAAGCCTGTTATATTGAATATAAATTCTGTATTTGTATTTCCTGTAAAGCTAGTGAAAAAACTGTTTGGATTGCTAAAATAATTTCCTACGGTTGTTCCGCTTATTAATGAGAAATATTTATTAATATGTCCACTAGTTAAGGCTTCTCCGTTTAGTTCCGAATTTCCTAAAACTTTAAAACCTGTTTGGGAATTTAAACTCACACCAACAAAAGGAGAAAGTCCAGAGAAAGATGGAGCAGAACTTGTCCCCAAAGCGTCCACCCCAGTCCAAGAAGTTACATTCCAAGGGTAATTAATATTGTTACCACCTTCCCAAGCTATTTTCCCAAAACTTGGACTCCCAACATCTTCGTCAGTCAATATCCATTTAACTCCATCTAATTTAAATCTTAATCCACTTGTGGTTGTATTTTGGAACAAAGATGAAGATCCAGTATATTCTCCATCAAATGTATTTGCATTTCCAGAAACACCAGTTCCAACTCCAGTAATATTAAATTCAGTTATAAAAGATTCATCTCTAAGACCAGTTATAGACGTATTTACATTGAAATTTGTAGCGTCGTCCAAATACCCCGTTAAACCATTTTCTCTATCAACAACTATTTGCAAGAAATGTAAATTATCATCATTTAATGTAGTTGCGCCAGTAGCTGCCAAATAATCCGTTCCATTTAAATTTAAATAATTTTTTCCATCGCCAGATTGGAACCAAGCCACGCCAGTTCCATTTTTGTGAGACTCTAATAGATATTGTTTGCCATTTAAATTGTTATTAAATTTCACCCAAGCAGCTAATGTGAAATTACCAGTGTCTATTTGCAAACCGCCTCCAGTAATAAGTATATGGTTTGTAGCACCTCCAGTTAATTGAGATCTAAGTCCTGGCTCCAAACCCGTTTCTAACATATGCTGGAAAACTTTATTTTCATTTCCTGTCCTATGAACAACAAAGAATTTATCATTGAAGTATGAATTATCTCCAGATCTTTGACACATAACAGCATATTGATCGTGGTCAAATCTTAATCCCACATTATTGGATCCATTTGCTGGCTCTAAAATATTATCAGATGAAAATTGATAAGATTGTTCCCCAGTAGCGCAATAATTCAATGATAATATTGGAAGATTACTAGAAGAGGAAACATTAAAAATATTCTGATCTAAAGCTATATAAGCATATAATCCAGTTCCATCGGCAACAGTCAAATCTGATTGAAAAGATTTAAAGAAGAAGCCGCTTGTAGAAACCCCTGTTATACAAGTATTTGAAAAATAAGTTTCTGTTGCGGTGTCGGGTTTTTGAAGCTGTACGAATACTTTAGGAGCGACATTAAAATCTTCATGAAAACCTACAAATTGATAATTGGAAGTATTATCGTTATTTGCATTGCCTATTTGTATTGTTTTTGAAGCTCCATTAAATTTAAAAACCCCTGTTTTTGAGGCTATATAAGCGTATTTTGCAGCTCTATCTGAAACACCAGTAACAGAAAAACTCTCACTTGTAGAACTTACTCTTCCGATAGGCTTAGAAAAATCACTATAATCTCCATCAACTACTTCATACATAAAAACAGTAGGAGTCTCATCAAAGCTTTGCTCAAAATCAAAAATTTGAGTTGTTGGTTCGGAGCCAGCTAATTCAAAACTTGAAACTTCAAAGTCTAGACTTGGAGGCATTATATATTTTCCGTCTCCAGTGTAATTAAATGCATTATTTAATTCTGAATTTAATATAGTTACAGAACTTTGATTAGAAAGTGTTTTAAAATTATTTTGTATAATATTGCCCTCAGAATCTTTTAAATTAATTACTTGATCATTTACTGTGTCCGTTACAGATGCGCCGCTATTACCAAATATATCTTCAAATTCAAAATTAATAACGGCATTTATATTCGGATCATTTTCAAAAAAAGAATTTTGAGCAGTTCCAGTTTCGTTTGTATTGTCATATGATGACTGGTATGCAGTATTTATAAAAATATTTTGATATTCAACAAAATTATCCTGAGGACTTAATCCGAAATCGGACACTTGTGTAGTAAAAGATACCGATGTCGCATCGGTACTTCTTGATTTAATTGGAGTTATATTTTCCGAAAATACATTGATTTCATAATCTCCAACTTGATCTATTTTCGCTGTCCCACTTAAAGTAAATACTGTTTGCGAACTAGGACTTTTAAAAACTTCAGAAATTATAACATTTGTATTCGGCTCTTCTAGAAATACAATATATTTTTCAGGTATCCCCGAAGCTGGATCTGTTATGGTTATAGGCAAACTTAAAGAATTATCAGCGTTTTCAATTTTTGCTCCAGTGACTACTGAAGCTGGCTTTACTGGTCTAATAACTTCAGTTAATCTTAAATCTGGTTGGAACGTATCATCTTCTATATCAAAGGCTATATTTTCTTCAACAAATTTAAATTTGCCAGTATGGTGAATTGTCGCAGATATATTGAATCCTTTTTCTTTATCTTCTTGTATATTTAATACTCTATAATAGTTTGGAGATCTACCGCTTGCATCAATATTGTAGATAGATCCATGTCTTATATTCACATCTTTTTCCGAGAACCATTGGCTTTGAGCATTCCCATTTGCAAAATTGTTTAAGCCATTTATATATATAGCTACTCCACTATCTACTATATCATAGCTTAATCCAGAACCACCTGGTTTAATTTGCAAAGATATTACTTGTGGATTATGTATTTCCTTATAAAGTTCATTATTACTAGATGGATTTTTGTAAAAATCATCGATTCCAGATTTGCCTACTGGATTATATATGTGTATATTCCCTCCAGTTATATAATCTAATTGATCGCTGCCAATAGCTGGTTCCACAATTATAGCTTCTGGGCCTTTCCCAGTAGTTAATGTTGCAAGATTTCCAACTCCATCTGGATCGTAGTAAGTCGTCTCTCCACTTGCCCCCAATATTGTTCCGAAATTTTTAGTAAAATTTCTCATTTCGTCTTCAACCATGATTATATCTCCTGGTTCTATTAGAAGACCTTCAAACCCAGCACTAAAAGAAACTGTTTCGGTCGTGTATTGAGATTCAAATAAAATGTATTTAGCTAATCTATGAGCTTGAGACCTGGAAGTGACACCAATGCCATCTATTTGTTTAAAGTTTAATCCGACATATTTAATAGCCTCAGTATCTTCGACGTATTCTGTTGCGCTTCTGTAATTATTTTTTTTATCTAAAAAAGAAACTTCTACAGCAGATAATTTAGTTGATTTATCTACATCTGCATAAGAAAACATTCCGTCTTTAACATTTAAATTATTAAAAATTAGATGAGGGGGAAACTTATTTTCTTTTGGTGCTGTGGTGGCCGTATTATTGAAGTCTTCAAAAAAATACGGCCTATCCACTTTGACAGTCACACAAGAATTATTAAAGTAAGTCATCGCCCTGAAAGACCGAGCCAAATCTTGAAGCGCTTCAAAAGCCCCTAATTGATCTTTTATAATAATATTGCAGCTAAATCTTGGTTCTAAGCCTCCAAATCCATCATCTAAACCAATGAAATAGCCAGCACCGCCATAATCATTTGTTGTTTTGCTTCCGTCATTCATTGTGACCGCATCACAATACATACCTATTTCATATAAAGTCCACTTATCAACAATTTCTACATCCCTTAAGTGGGACCCTATTCCATATCTAGTATTGATTAAAAGATCATAATAAATCCAAGCAGGATTATCGGACCATCCAAATTTGAATGTTCCATCCCAGTTGCCACTGTAAATTTGATTACCTCTTGTTGATCCGTCACTAGAAAATCTTCTATCAGACCCATTCGCATTAATTGGGTTATAATTCGATGGTATTAAAATTTTCTTACCTTTAAGTCTGAAAGTTCTACTCGGAACTTGCGGGAAATATTTTGAATCTATAGAAGTCGCTACATAACAGGAATTGGGATATACATAAGTCTGATCATTTATTTCTGTTATAGTGGCGACCCCAATATCTCTTTTAATTAAATTGGAATAAGTTTCGTATTGTGATTTTCTCACTCTTACAAAATTATATATATCAGTATCAGATAAAGCTGGCAAAGTTATATTTTCCAAACTAATTGAATATGGAGCAGATATGATTCCGCTTATTGAGATTATCCCGTTACCATCGCCGAGAGTCACCCCTTTGCCGCTTCTTGTTGTGAATGATGCTGTTTGGATTGTTTCTATACCATCCTTATCAACCTTTCCTACGAGCACCTGGAGAGTTACGGTTAATGGCAGCGGCGTACCCATTCTGCTTCTTCCTGCATCATTTTCACTTGCGGTTGCATAACTTTTTGTATCGCTAAGACCGTCTATTTGCAAACCGATTGTTAATTTGTTTACATTTTTATCGTAATTTACATAGTTATATGGTTTTTCTAAAACCTCTCTTACTCCAAGATTTTGCCAATTTACAAAGTCTCTAGCGCTCGTACCCTCCCTTCTTACATCTCTACTTCCCGTACCTTTTCTCGCTCCGTTTTCTGAACCCAACTCTAAAACTTTATATGTTCCGCCCGTAGCGTTATAATAGTTATTATTACTCTTAGGCAAAGACACTACAATTTCTGTAGGACTTACGGATCGTTCTATTGCAGCGTAGGTGCCATTAAGATTTAGATTGTTAGAGCCAGAAACAACAAAAGCATATCCCATATCATCATTTGTTATTCCATGAGGCGAGGACGTGATCACTCGATATTTTTCATTTTTATTACCCAGCAATGCAAAGAACAAAAATAAACGCGCAAATCCCGATGACGTTTGGTTTATTGTTTCGATATAATCATTAGGATCAATCCAAGATACACTAGCAACAGAACCTTCAAACAATGGAACGCCCATTTCGTATGGCCCCTTTATCGGAGTTGATATTTTATGTAGCTTACTTGGCGTTTTTACTATAGAACTAGCTTTTTGAAATTCAGATCCATCTCTAAATTCTACATCATATTTTGAATGCGTTGGCTGGTTAGTCTCTTCCCTTAATGAGACATCGTTAAAGTAAATACCTTTATCAATTCCATTTGTTGAACTGCCAATTTTATTATCGTCTTGTTTAAACTCTTTTTTGGCGTAATCCCCCTGCAAAAGTAATCCTCTTTTATCTGTGAGGCCAGCTACTGGGCCTTCGCATATCAAATCTAATGCTTCATAAATCTGGAAACCAATTTTTGAAAAAGCTCCATTCGGAGGCATAAGATAAGAGGGCTTAGCTCCCTTACTTCTACCAGCGATTGATATTTTTTTCCTAAATCTGTTTTTATAAAAACTCATTATACTAAATCTTCAGCAATAACGTTTGTTGAGATAATATTTGATCCAATCCTCAACTCTCCATAAACTAAAGGAATAGGAAATCCTTGCACTACATTGTTTTCTAAATTGCTAAAAATATAACTAGATTGATCGATTTTGGTTTCCACCTTCTGATCGGCAAGCTTTGGCATTTCAACAGGAAACAATAAAGACATAACACCTTGTATTAATAGGCCTATGCCCAAATTTGCCAAAAATCCGCCACTAGCTAATGCGGTTCCCAGTGCAGCAAAAGCTGCACCTACAAAACCAGCTACTGCCGTTACAGCTGCCACAACGGCTGACACCACAAAAGCTCCATTTACAACGGGGACTATATGCACTTCTTCGGGAGCTTTGGCAGAAGAAAGTTGCTCCACAGTTTCCCATTTTTTATTTGGATTCTTTGGATCTATAAACGCATAACTTAGTCCTTCTTTAAATTTAGAAATTAAAAAATTTCTAACTCTGGGGTTATTCGCATTCAAAGCTCTTGTTATATCCAAAAGCTTGTTTACTTTAAATCCGTGCTGTTTGCCGCAGATTGTAGCTAATTCTCCATGTATTATAACATTAGTCATCCAAAAACTCCTTTAATCTTATTACACCTTTTTCTGGTCTTTCGAAATGAGGCATGTCAAATAAGTGAAATCTTTCAGTAGCTAAAGAATATATCAAAAAGGGGTAAAGACAATTTTTTGAATTTTCAATATCATACTCAGAGGGATCTTCTTTAGCATTAACGTGAGTGTGGAATATTGCCAAAAGCTCGCCGCTTAATTTTCTTTCTAAAAAATCTGCGGGGTTTATTATAAAAATATCATTATCTTTTGAATGATTCTTTGCTGGCTTTAAAAAAAGCTCTCCGTCTCTATAACATACAAAACCACAAACCTCTTTACTCGTGTCTGTATTTGCATATTTTACAAGATCGTTTATAAATTTATCCTTTTGGTGGGTATGCATGAGTTCCTGGGTATCCTCCAAACCTTAATTGACCTCCAAATCTTAATTTACAATCAGAGACTTTTTTTGAGCATTCATCTTTTTGCCAATTTTTTGATATCGGTGGAAAATTTTCATTCCCCGATACACTATTAGCGACACAAACATAAAATGTTTTTAGCCTTTCTGCTGGTGCAGATAAATCTGTTTCATCTTCTTTTCTTATGACGAAATTTTCAATTTGGACGAAAACGTAATCACCTTTACTGTAAGTTGAGCCGCTTTTCCATAATCCTTTATTTGTCGATGGAGTAACAGTAGCTCCGCTAGAATCCGTAAATGGTTGAGAATTTGAGGTTGTTTTTGGCTTCCCCGCGTACCTACAGCCATGCCCTCTGTATATCCATGTACAATATCTAGAATAAACGTTTCTATTTGGTATATAAACATTATCTAACTCAAAAACGGTAGACAATTCAAATTCAACTAATTCTTTTGTTTCTGTAGTTCTTCTGTTTATGTAAAAGGTCTGATCAGGCAGAAACATTTCGCCAGAAGCCTCGCTTGCTTGTGTAGAAATGTCAAAATATGGGTTTTTACCTCCTTCAAAATTTATGTCATCCAAAAACCTTGCAAAAGTTCGCTTTCTAACTACTTTTGCCCCGATTAGATTATTATGGACTTTTAAATATTTAGATATAACATATTGTATGTTGGATACTTTGAGCCTAGGTCTTGGTAAACTATTATCCCCTTTGACTTCGAAACCTTCGGCTTCCATTGGGTATGATATAAATTCCTGCCCTTGCCATATGATCCTATCTGAAATTGATTTTTGATATGGGGTTAGAGCTAAAACACTATTTTGATCTTCTGGCCAATCATAATATATCAAATAAAATTCCAAAATTTGACTTGGATCAAGAGACATTGCCTCTGAAGCTACTTTTTGATTTATTCCTTCCGCCATATTTAAGTTTACACTTTTTAAATTAAATTTATAATAAATTATGCTTGAAGAAGTTAAAGAGAAATTTTACATTTTTCAGAAAGAAGTTTGCTTAATAATCGATTTAGTTAGCCATCAAGAGTACGACTTTATTGTGAAAACCCTATCTTTAATAAGCGAGGACGACATTCGGGAAAACAGACATTTATCCAGTTATTCTTATCCCATTAGCATTTGCGGTAAATCTGTAAATTGCTCTAGATTTATCTTTGGGACTAAAACCAATCCGAATTTATTCCAAAAAAATGCTCAAAAAATGCTAAAAGCTCTTAATATTCAAGAGTCGGAACCAGACGGCTTCCAATGGTATGGGATTGGCTGGGATATAGAAAATGATGAAATCAAAATTTATTTCTTAAAAAAAGACTTTTCTCAAATTTTTTGCAAAGAATTTCGCAGAAGTTCAGGAGCAAAAATAAGGGACAAAATTTATCAAGTTGGCAAATACGTCACAACAATGAGAAAGGATGAAAAAATCATAGAACAGATAAACATAAATTCTTTAGAACATGAAATTGTAGGCAAAATGAACAGTTTGGGGTTTGATTTAGATACATACAGCGAATACAGCAACAAAAAAACATTTTATTTTGATTAATATGAGCCAATATTATTTTACAGAAGAAGCAAATTATAAAGAATCTTATTTAATTGCGAAACTTCAATTTACAAAAATTATTAATAATTTTAATGAGATAAAATTTAGTTACAATTTTAATGAACTTTTCAATGGTCAAAAAGAATACAAACTTTTTTTACAAAAAGACAATCGTTTATTGTGCGGAGCTTTGGGATATATATATGAGGACAAGGTTTTTATAGACATTTTCTTTTGGAATGAGATGTCTTATGAATATAATATGGAAATTGTTAGATGGTTTTTTGAAGAATTTTTTAAAAGGACTTCCCAAAAAAATATTTCTTGCGCGATTTTGCCTTTAGACAAAAATAGAAAAAATTTCGAAGTTTTTAAAAAACACAACAAAATATTTTTCAGATCCAATAAACAGTTTGACCCCAAAGATGAATATATAAAAAGTTTATATACTGATTGCTATCTTTTGGAAATAAATTATGAATCATATTTCCGTGAGAACACAACAATTTAAATTAGGCAATGTTTTGTTAAAATTCTATTCTTTAAGTGTAATATAAATTATGGCAGACAAGAAAATATCACAACTCACGGAACTTACTTCGGCTAACGCAGCAACTGACATTTTGCCAGTTGTCGATACTAGCGCTGGGGAAACTAAGAAAATTACCTTGGCTAATTTGCCAATGAGCGATGCTGCTCTTGCGCAATCTTACCCCTACACAACGGACTTTCAGTCTAGCACAGAGCAGACACGGAATCTTACGAGTATTACTAGCTCGGAAGGATATTTTGAAAATGAAAATCTTACTTCTATTTACGTTGGAAGTAATGTGACTTCGATTGGGATATATGCTTTTTATACCTGTGAAAATCTTACAAGCGTAATTATTTCTGATAGCGTGACTTCTATTGGGGATTATGCTTTTGGCTCCTGCGAAGATCTTGAAAGCATAACTATTCCTGATAGCGTGACTTCGATTGGGTCTTTTACTTTTTTCGCCTGCTCAAGCCTTACCA